TAGATATGGCCGATAGAAATGTAAGTATTGTTAAAAACATTATTTTATATTATACTCGTTTCTAATTGTTTTAATTATACTTTTAATTTTAGGAAAATAATTTTTATCTGAGGCGTAGGCACCTAGTGTTTCTACTAATTTAAATGGGTCGTCAATTCCTTCTTCTCTCAACTTCCTATAATCTTCAAAACTTGTACCATTATTTAGTATTTTAATATAGTGTTCTACACTATAACATTCGTGTTCATAAACTCTTACACCCCATTTCTTTGGAGTATTTGATGGTAACATATGAGGGTCTTGTAAATCATATGTTCTTATACCAAATAAGTTTTTACCAACTTTGGCAAACCGACTATCACCCCAACCTGATTCTAATGCTGCCTGAGCAAGTAATAGTTCTACATTTACTTTTTCAAAATCTTTATTTTTCCAATAGACATAATCCACACATTGTAAAACGTTATCTAAAAATTGTTGATTGTTTGTGTGTTCAAAATCAGGTTTAGTTGGTATTATTTCTGCTGCTCTGGTCTTACCATCTTGTATATAAAAATATATGGTTATCGCAAAAAATAAAGCGACAATAACTCCCATAATTGTTTTTATAAAGATTTTCACTTTACCCTCGCTATGTATTCATATGCTTGAATAGGACTCTCATCTTTATCATCATAAACATAGTCTAATTTTTTTTGAAAGAAATCTAATTTATCTTTGTATTGAGATATATTATCAAATATCTTTTGTGCTTGTTTTTCTGTATAGTTATTGTGTATATCTCTTACCCAATTACCCTCATAGTAAACTCTACTTGTACCTGATATGTTACTTGGTTTAGCAAGTTCTCTTACTTGTAATACTGCCTCACCAATTCTAGCCTTTAAATAAGGGTCTAGTTCTTTTACTTGTCTTCTCGCCATCACTTCTCTCCATATTATAAATCAAGGCCAATTTGATTTAACTTTGGTCTGAAACTATAAAATAACTTATTATGGTTTCCTGAATCACCCTTATTGGCCATTTGATAAAGGTGGACCATTTCGTGGCCTAAAGTGTCCACAAAATCTCTTTTACTGTTATATTCTGGTAACATTTCTAACCAGTATTGTCGTGTGCCTTTTCTTTTCCACTCCCAAGCAATCACTTGCCCATAACAGAATTTCTTTGTCTTATCTTTGTAAATCTTTTTAATCAAAATCTCATTAAAAGGTGACAACTTGTTTTTAAATACCGCTTTATTAATCATAGCAAAATAATATTTAATGTCTTTGTAAGTTGTTTTATACTTCTTACGTGAAGACAATTCCCTTTTCAATTTCTTTTTGATTTGTGATTTATCCATTTTTCTTTTCTCCCCTTAAAAAATTTGTATAATAAAATTATAAAACCTGCCATAATTATAATAAAAATCTCTTTTGGTAATAATGTATAAATCAATTCAAATATTTCAAAAGGCATTGTGACCGCCTATTTCTAATATAATATAAAAAAATATCATAATTAAAAGTGAAATAAATGTTAAACCACCTGTAACATATATTACACCCTTAATAATACTAGGAAAAAATCTTATTAAGAACAAAGCTGTGCTTAATAAAATAAATCCTATGATTATAAATTCTATATTACTCACAATCATCCTCTATTTTAGAACCTTTAAGTAAAGCACACTTATATTCTTCGTCTGCTTTTAATCTCATTTCTGCCATCACACCATCAAGTATAGCTGGCAAATATTGTTGTAGAACACTAATTGATTCTAAAGCAAATTGATGAGCAATTTTTTGTAGTTCGCTTTCCATCAATTTTGATACATCTACGTTTGTACCATTTACTGTACTTTGTATAACGTGACCTACTACGGCCTTGTTATAATCATCAGCCATCACCGAGTTCATAAAACTCGTAAGACTAAACCATAATGTAGCAAGAATAATTGCTAATGTTATCAAGTATTTTTTCATAATATAATCTCCTTTATATTATTTAGGATACTACATTATGACCAAAATGTCAAGCGTTAAAAAGCGTTGGGAGGTAAGGGTTTTTAGTAGGGCGTGAATGTCACACCCTACAAAATGAGTAGATTTTACTCTATTTTTTCATAAATTCGTCATTCCAGTTAAATGATTCTTTTACCATTTCAGCTGTTAGACCTTTATAAACTTTGTTTAGTTTTTTATCTTTTACATTTATTAGAACCTCAGCCTCACTTTGATGTAGGCCTTCTAACATTTGTATAAACAAGGTTTCTTTCCTTGTTTTACTAATTGTACTATCGCCACCTTCTATAAACAAATACAATCTTCTTGTTTCATTCTTTAATAAAGTGTGTTCAGTACCAACTGGTGCCTCATTAGCGATATAAGGCGGTGTTCCTTCTGGTAATATCCACTTAATTTTAGGATCAAAGGCTGCCTTTAAAAGTTGTCTTATGTAAGGTTGATCGTACCTTTTTAAAACTTCTATCTTTTTAGGCTTATCTTTGGCGTTATTAATTTTAGTAAAAATCTCGTGTACAGTTTCTCCAGCAGCACCTGATGTGGCTGACATAGCTGACATAGCTTTTCTACTAATTAAGTTTGGGTTTTGTGTTGGCTCTGCCATAATTTACTCCATATATATGTTATCAGAAATCACTAATATTCTCAATCATTGACTTCAATTTATTTTCTATAAAGTAAGGCAACAGTAGCGACCTGTCTGGTACTTTATAGCTTCTAAATGTATTTATAATGTTATTTTCTATCGTTAATGGTATTTGGGATAGATCAATTAACTTCTTATTTCTATTAAAGTTCTTTTTGGTTTCTGACCCTAATGGTATATTATCTACATTTGACCACTCTTCCAACTTTTGTTTTGTAATTGGTTTTTGTCTTTCACCCGTTTTAAATACATCATCTGGACTTAATATATTTGGTACACCATCTGATCTATCACCTTTAATAATTTGTTCTCTTAAAAATTTAATTGGATCTAATTGTTCACCAATGTAGGCCTTTAAAAACGGTGACCATTGGTATACATCACCATAATGTTGTAATTGTATAAAGTCTTTATCACCTGAAATAATTAAATACTTGTCTTCTTCTCTTAATTTTACAAGTGTTGCTATAATATCATCTGCTTCAGCGTTCTCAACATACATTACAATGTAAGGAAAACTTTTAGCAATCTCATTTTTAATTTCTGTGATTATTTTAAAGATATTATCCCAATCAAATGGTCCATCTAATCTACTTTGTTTTCTACTGTACTTATAATTAGGAAAGAAATCTCTACGCCAAGGATCACCAGCGTCTGAACATAATACCATTGTACCATATTCTTCTTTAAACTTTACATTAAAACCTCTTAAAGAATTTAAGACCATATGTCTAATCATTTCTTTATTTGGTTTTACATCACCTTTACCTCTTACTTGAGCCATAAGGTTTGATATTAAAACTTGATTAAGGTCTACTAAAATCATTTAAATATTTCTTTTTATACCATTGATAAAACATCTTATCGCCAAAGTATTCTACAATATGACTTGCTGGCACTTGGTCACTTCTAATACAATCGGCCACTTCTTGGTATTCCGTTCTATCAATCTTTAATTGTTTTTGTGGTTTCATTTTAGCTAAAGTCAAAGGGGTCTTTTTTCTTTTTATATGCTTCAATTCGTTCAAAGTTTTTTCTATGTCTTTCATATATTATATAGACTAGTGTAAAACCTACAACATAAACTATTAAACTAATAAATCCTAATATTAATCCTCCTGTAAATGTCATTTTAAAAATGGTGGCGATTTCTCGCCACCAAATGTATATCTTTCTTAAGCGTCAATAGAAGCTACTGTAGCTTTTGTAGGAGCTTTAGTGCTAGCATTGTCGTATTTAAAAGGTGTTCCGTATAAAGCCTGGATACCAGCAGCTATGATAGCTCTTGTAGGGTTACCCATTCTGTAAACGTGTTTACCTTTTTGTTTTGAACCGTAGATCATATAACCTTCAGCTCTTAAAGTATCAACCATAGCTCTTGGTGATTTTAAACCGAAAGTCGTATTTAAAGCTTTCCAAGATACTGATTGTCCTCTTTGTAATAGATTTAGAATTTTGTCTTTTTTAGACATTTTTTTTCTGCCTCTAGTTTCTGTTTTATTAGATTTTAAACCAAACATAATTTTCTCCTTTATCAATTGGTTAATAATACTATTTTACAACCTGTTAAGGCGATTCTCGTAAGAATTTTGTTAATCATCTAAATTATCTCCATCAAACATACCATTTAGATCATTTAATTCGTCTTTAAATTCGTTGCTTAAAGGCTTTTGATTTTTAGCTTTTATCTCTAAAACCTTTGTATAATCTATTTTAGCTGACTTTTCACCTCTTTTATTAATATTAATCTCTACAATTTTATCTGCTAGTTCTTGTGTAGGATGTTTCATATCAAAATCTCTATAGATTAAACCTCTAATCAAATCTACCACTAATGCTAAATCTTTTGTGAAATTATATCCGTCAGTTTTAACAGCAAGATCATATAGTTGTCTTAATAAGTTCATACTAATATCGTCAACAGCCGTTTCTACAAATTGTTTTGTTTGTTGAGCTTGTATCTTTTTAGCGGTCTTATCATCTTTTGGTGGACCTGCTGTTGATCGTTCAACAATACGGTTTGTTGGAAATGGTATGATTTTATTATCATCTGACACTATATAATCTCACCCTTAAAGTTTACTTTTCCCATATCAGCAAAAAACTCTACTAATTGATTATAACCACCAACTAGTTTACCATCAATTTTAATTTGTGGCATAGTTCTTACTTGTTTACCTATGTCTTCTAACATAGCTTGAGGAGAGTCAAACTCTTCCATCTTTTTTTCTGTATATTCATAACCTAAAGACTTAACCAAATGTTTAGCCTTATTACAAAATGTACAGTTTTGTTTACTGTATATTATTATTTCCATCATCTTTACCTATTAAGTTATCGTAAGCGATTTGAGCCTTCTCTTTTACATTATAAGCGTCAACAGCTTCAGCAATTGTGAAGTTATACATTTTATTGTATTCGCCCATTGGTAATCTTAAACCAATCCAACTTCTATAATAACCTTGTTTAGTTATAGTTACATCTTTAGCAAATATTTCATAACCTCTAACTGGTGTATCTTTAATTAAGTTTACAATCGTACTCTCAACTTCGGATACTGTAGTTTTTGTATGAGTCTTTCCCAATTCAGTAATGAATTGTTTGGAAGATTTATTCATTTCTCCTTTAATAATGTCAGCCATTTCTGCTTTAGCAATCATCATAGCTTTTTCAATTGATAATGCCAAGTCTGGCGATACGGCTGTACCAACACCAAAGATACACATTTTATCTTTGTCTTTACCAAAAGTAGG